TTGGAACAGAAGAGTACAAACAAAAAGAAAAAAAATAGGATAAATACAGATGAGGCTGCAGATCTTTTTGCAAAATACTTTTTTGAGAAACATCCTGAAAAGAATAAGATCAAAGTTAATTTGAATATCATCTATGATGGATATTATATATTTTCAGCAAGCACAATTTTGTATAATCATAAAACAGGAGAATACTTTCTGAATAATACTTATTGGGTTAATGGACAAACAGGAGAGATTATTAAACCTAATAAGAAAAAGTTGGATATAATTCTATCATTACCTTTAAAAGAGGTTTTTGATAAAGAGTTTACAAATAAACCTTAATACAATAGTTTTATTTTGGTAGATGCTCTGTTTTGTATGGGTTTGTGTTTGTTCTGGTAAATAATGCGTTTTAGTACATTACTCAGAACACAGAAGTATAGGTAAGTATAATAAAAAAGTTCAACAAAAGTATGGAAATAAAAGAAAATTTTTCAGAGTCAATATATGAAGATTTTAGTTCGTATTCAAAAGAAATAGAAGAAAAAACCTCAGAAATACCCGAAAATAATTTACTTTTTTGGGGTAGTTGGTTTTGTGAGGGTTTATTACAAAGGTGTAAAAATCATATTCAAGTTTTTTTGACCGATGAAGAGGTTTCATTGATTAATGAAATCATAAGTTATTTATGGAATCTCGTTGATGAAAAGGAACAAATGGATATGAGTAAAATTAATTCGTTGTACGAAAGGCTTAACGACATAGATGAAACAGATTTAGATGCAACAGATTATCAACAAGAAGAGATATATGAGTTGATAGTTTCTTTAGATGATATTTTAAGATATTGTCAGTCAGGCGTAAGAGGTTTTGAAGATAATATTTCTCAATCAATTATCAATGTAATAGATATAATGCTACAAGATGAAGATAAGGATATATTATCTAAGGAAGGATTTCAAGATGCTTTGGTTCAAAATGAGGTTAAAGCCCAATTTGAAATGATATCTTTGCTCAAAGAGAAAAAATTAACAAGTGAATTTAAACATTATTTACGCAATGTTTCAGATATATGATGAACAACTTTTCTCTTGACAAAAATAAATCCATTCAAATCATCTTAAAAACAAAATATCCCAATGAATTATTCATTAGGATATTTTTATAAATATAAAATTATGAAAAATTTATTTTCTCTGTTAGTATTTTGGATATTTCTTATCTTTCTATAAAAATTAAAAGAATATTTTTCCTATTCATAATAAAAGTAAGATACTGAAAAACAATATCTTACTTGATTGAGCCATTATCGGGACTTGAACCCGAGACCTCTTCCTTACCAAGTAAAATAAATAGATTGTTTATTTTATTGATTTTAAGCCACTTGCGTAATATTGCAGTGTTTTTGTTTGAATAATGTTTGAAGTTTTGCTACCATTCCATTTGTTTACTCTTGATATATTCTCCGTTCAGATACTATCTATTTATTTCAGGTATTGATGGTCTAAAAGACACTATTTTTTTTGATATCTCTAATTTTTTTATTTACTTGTAGTTATCCACTGTTTTTTGTAGTTCCACTTTGTAATTATAAATATCATCAAGAGAATTGATTAGAACTTTTTCTCCTGCATCTTTACCATTATGAAATAGCTCTATATATTTTTTACCTCCATTAAGGTGTAATCTGCAAAGTGGTTTTCGGTTATTGTCATCAAGTAAAACGCCAAAATAAGATTGTGTGTCTCTTGGAGCAATTCTATCAGCAGAAATAACTTCTCTTAAAATTGCTTTTACAATTTGGAACCCTTCTATTTCATCTTCAGTGGTAACTACTTTTGATTCTGAATTTTCATCTATAGAATCCAATATTTCACTATCTTTTTCTTTTTCACTGTGAATGTTTTCATTTATACTTAAAGCGGATTTTAATCTGGAACTTATGGATTCGTTTATAGAACTTGTCAGTGCTCTTTTGGTGTATTCGCGAAATATTGAAAGTCTGTTTGCTGTTAAAGGTCTGTCAAAAAACCTGTTCACCAATAATTTTATAAATTCATCTGAAGGGTTATCTATTTCAGCTTCGAATTCCTTTCTAATAGCTTTAATGTATTTCAAGGATTCAGCAGAATCTAAAATACTTTCAAGGTCGTAAGATGTTTTGGTGAATTTTTCTAAAACTTTTATGGAGCTATCTTTTAAATCATCAAGGTTGATAGTTAAGAATGGTTTTTCATCCATGATATTTGGCTTTTCCAAGTCAGTATAGAAATTATATACTATTCCATTGGTAAGAATGCCAAAACGAGCCTTTGAAACATGGTAATATCTATGTAGTTGAGAATTATGTGCGTCTGCATTTTCTTTCCAATGCTTGCACTCTATAACTAAAATAGGTTCATTATCTTTCATTATCATGTAGTCTACCTTTTCCCCTTTTTTAGTACCAATATCACACACAAATTCAGGAATAACTTCTATTGGATTGAAAATATCATATCCAAGAATTTGAATGAATGGCATGATAAATGCATTTTTAGTAGCCTCTTCCGTTTGAATTTGTTCTTTTAGATTATCTACTCTTTGGTGTAATTGTTCTAATTTAGTTTTCAGTTCCATTATGTTTTATAAAAATTGTTTTAGGTTAATAAATATTTTTTAAACACATTATACTACATAAAATCTTTTGCTCTGTTCCAGCGCTTATTTCTTCCCTTTTGTCTTACTTCTACTACATTATACAAATGTGCTACTTGATGAAGATTAAGCACAAAATCCTCGTATTTAGGATTTAGAGAATGGCAGGTAATATCTCCTGTTTCTACATTGTGGGCTGTTATTTCTTTCAGCATTATTCCATTGGTAGAGTGAGCGATTACAAAGTCCCAATCCTTATAATGTAGTTTAGAACCCCATAGGTGGCGCTGTATCTCTCGGCAGATTACTATATCACCCTCCAAATAGTCAGGCTCCATGCTGTCTCCCTCTACTTCAAAGGCTAAATATTTGCCCTTGTAGTTTTCATCGGCATCTATCATCACAAAAGGCAGTTCTTCTAAATACTCCTCATTATAGTAGCCCTCGCTCCATCCAGCCTTTGCCTTATTGCTTACCAGTCTCACTTTTATAGATGTAGAATATTCTTTTGGTTTTAGTTCGCCTTGTGGGATATTAGGGAAACTATGAACAAGCGGAATACCAGCCAACATATTTCCCTCCCCTGTTAATAGCCATTCTTTATTTAGTTCAGGGAATTTTGATACGAATTTATTTACAATATTATCAGTTAAATATTTCTCTTCTCCTTTAAGTGCAGCAGAAAAATTCGTTCTTGGAAAACCAATTGCTTCTGCAACATTTGTTTTGGTTTTATATAACACTGGATTTTTCCTTAAAAGATAATCCATAACAACAGATAGTCTTTTGTCCAATCCTTTTATACTACTTTTTTGTAGTATTGTTTCGTTTTCTTTCATATCTTTGTAAAAATTTGGTTATGCAAAACAATTCATTATTACATGTATCAGAAATGTTCAAGGCTTTGTTAGAAAGCGAGGAAGTAGACAGAGTTCTTATCAATAAATTTATAAAACTCGCTTTGTATATGCACATTTGCGAAGTTCGTGCAAAATACAACTGCCCACTCAATGAACTTACCGTAAACCAAGAATTACAACACGGCTGGTATTTCATCAATGCAGAAGAGTGCGAGATTCTAAGAAAGAAAGAACAGCAAGAACAAGGGAGATGATCGTAATGACGAGGGAGATATAGCTTATTTTCCTCGTTATTTTATTAAACCTTATTTGATCATCTGCTAATTTTATATTCTTTTGCATCTCTTCACGCCTCAAATCCTCTTCTTCTCGTTCCCTTGTAAAACCGCCACGATTTACAAACATCGCTATTTCTGAATATCTATCTGTGCTTATCCACAATTCTAAATCATCATTACTCCTAACTGCTCCTGTAAATCTTTTATTGATAAAATCCAGCATGTAGAGAAGATCATCTTTGCTTTCTACCCCTGCCCTATCCATTACACTACTTGCTCGGAGATACCCTTTATCGTGTTCTTTTAATAACATTTCTAAAAGTATATCCAGTTTCGCTTCGTTCATACTAAATTTTTCTCGTTGATTTTCAATTAGTTATATATTTATACTAAAAATATGTAGTATAAAATTTGCTTTATACTACAAAAGTGTAGTATATTTGCAATATCAAATTAACAGATACAAAATTAAAAAGAAAAATGAAACGAACAAGAAAAAAGAAGAATTATAATAGAATTTCTCTCGGAACTATTCACAGAGAGGTTTTATATAAAGAATTTGAAGGCATATCAAGGCAAAGTATAGATAACGCTCTAAATTATAAAACCGATTCTGATTTAGGCAGAAGTATCAGGGCAAAAGCCAAAGAACTTCTAAAAGAAGAAATAAAAAAACTAAAAATAGAATTAGATGAATAGCATAGCCACCTCCCCCATTCCTGAAGGATATGTTTTAGTGCCACAAGATACATACAACAGGTTTCTAAAACAGATAGAATGGGAAAATATAGAAATACCAAGCATCAACGATGTAAGCGAATACACAGGGATTTCTATTGAAAAGATAAAAAAAGACTTAAAAAAATACGACTGCCCACTTCGTGAAATAGAAAAAGGAGGAAAAGGCAGAGGAAACATTAAGAAATTCATTAAAAAATCAGCAGAACTCTACAAAGACTGGGTAAGAAAATAAAAAGCCCCCAGCGGCAACTGAGAGCATTAACTTAAAATTATTTCAAAATGGAAACAACTTTAAAACAATTAACGATGGCAAATTTACAAAAAACAGCAGAAAAAACAACAAGAGGTTGTGATTTATACAGATTAGCTTGGAAAATGATAGAAATCCAAGGGTTTGAAAACTACGATAACAGCGAGTTCCTTTGGTTTCAATTATTCTTCGATGGACTTGACAGACAATGGTGTGTGGAAGAAAAAGTAAGCAGAAACAAGTGTGAATGGGTTTTGACAAGAGATGGCGAAGAAATCTCACCACTTGGGAAACACTCAAAATTCATTGAGGACTTCATAGAAAGCAAAAGAGAAGAAGAATTAGAATACAGTTTTCATTAATAGATAGTTTGATTTTTCCACCGCCCAAATCTTTTTCATTGTACTCATTCATAAATTAACTATTCATAGTGGGCGGTGGTTTTTAAAAAGACAATAAGATGAAACCAATATACAAGATACACAAATTAAGACTTTGGAAAAAATGGGTAATGAATAACAGAAAGTATGATTTAGCCTACCATAGAAACCTCTACGATAATAACACCTATGAAAACGAATTACAAAGAGCTGACCAAATTCTTGCAATTCTTAAATAAAATCTACATAGAATATAAGGGCGAAGAATTTAAGCCAACAGCAGAAGAATTTAAAAAAGTAAAAGAACGATTCACAACAAGATAAAAACACAACTACAGCCCAGTTGCCCGAAAACTGGAAAACAACAGCAACACTGGGCTGTTTTTAACAAAGTAAAACAACATAACCACCGCCAAGCCATACTAATCCATAATGTCTTTGTATACTCAATTTTTTCTGGCGGTGGTTTTTAACTAAAAAATAAACAAAATGGAAAATAAAAAGAACATACTCAAAGCGATTTCAGAATTTCAACAAGAAGTTCCTGTGATACACAAGGACACACAAGGCTTTAAAAACAATTATACTTATGCCAGTTTACCTAAAATCTTTGAAGTGATAAACCCACTATTAAAAAAACACGGACTTGGGTTTACGCAGTTATTAGAAGGCAATTCTATCAGAACAATAGTATATCATTTAGAAACATTCGAAACATTGGAAAGCGTGGCAGAAATACCACAAAATGTTGAATTAGGTGGCATGAACAAATTCCAAGTGTTAGGCTCTGCAATCACTTATTTTAGAAGATATGCCTTGTCCTCAATTCTTGGGCTGGTAACCGACAAAGACACCGATGCGCAGGGCGAACAAATAACGGCTCAAAAACCACTTCCAGCCACACAACCTGCACCGCAAAACGAAAAAAAGAAAGAGCCTGAAAAATGGCTAAATGTAGGTTCACCAGAGTGGGAAGGGCTGGTAAAAACCATAGCAGATGGTTCTAATTGGACGCTTGCCCAAATCAGAAAGAAATACAAGGTATCCAAAGAAACCGAAAAAGAATTAGCAACACTAAACATTACATAATATGACACCTATATCAGTAATTGAGTTGATGCCTTCCACCAGCGACCAAGTGAAAAGTTTCGCTGAACAGGTAAAAGACCAAATCCTAAATGGAGACTACGATTTTAGAAAGTTTCTGTATCAGAAAAAGCTCATTGAAAAAACATTTGAAACCATTAGTGAAGACAAGGAATTGAAAGAATACTTTCAGAGTGAAATAGAGAAGTTTGGGAAAGAGGGAGTGGCTTTTAATGATTTAAGGTTTGAAATAGGCAGCCGAAAGACTTGGGAATATTCCAACACAGGAGATACAGAGTTATTCAGATTAGAGGAAGAAAAAAAGATGTTGGAGGCAAAGATTAAAGAAAGGCAAAGACTTCTGCAAACATCGAAAAAACCTTTTGCCGATGTGGAAACAGGCGAAATCATCTACCCAGCCTACTATTCAGAGAAAACCTTTATAAAATCAAGCCAAACAAAACAATGAAAGAAGAATTAAGAGCAGAAGCGCAGAAGATACAGGAATACCTTGAAATACACTGCTCGGATAACCCAGAGGAGATTGTAGAGAGGATTAAGAATATATCAGTCTATATGGCAAGGAGTGGCGAAATGTTAGCCCAAGCCAAAAGGCTCTACAATCAGAAGACCACATCAGAGATTGGTGAAACGATAGTAAACATAGCAAAACAGCAGTTCCTATCTGCCACAGCACAAAATGCACTGGTAAAGTCAATAGCAGATGAAGAGCAGTACTTGGTAGACTGGATAGAAAGGATTAACAAATCCTGCACTCATCAGATAGATGCTTTGCGAAGTCTGTTGAGTTACGAAAAGGAAAATTTAAGATTAAATAAAATAGGATACTAACATGGAATTACAAGGGACAATCAGAAGAATTGGGAAAACAGAAACCTTTGGAAGTGGTTTTCAAAAAAGAGAATTGGTATTGCTTACGGATGAACAGTATCCACAGCCTATCAGCATAGAGTTTTTACAGGATAAAACAATGCTTTTAGGCCAAGTAAAAGAGGGCGACAAGGTAAAGATAGGAATCAACATCAGAGGTAGAGAATGGACAAATCCAGAGGGACAGGTAAAGTATTTTAATTCCATCACAGGCTGGAGGCTGGACAAGATAGGCGCAGGAGCGAAACAGGAGGCTAAACCAGCACCAACAGAAGATAAGAACGGATTTGAAGAAGAAGGAGACTTGCCATTCTAAATTAACAAATTATGTCTATAACATCCACAAAAGCATTTGCAGAGATTCAGGTAAAACTACCTGGCAGGAGAAGAGAAGTTTATAAGGCTATTGCGGAAAACCCTAACTCATCAATTTATGATATAGCCGATGTTTTAGGTTGGAATTTAAACCAAGTAAGCAATAGAATAAACGAGTTGGTAAATTCAGGACTGGTAGAGAAAACAGGTTCAGAAATACATGGAAAGTTTGAAAGGGATTTGTTTTCTGTTATCACTGATAAGGAGAAGATAATCGAAAAGCAAAGACAATTATACAAAGGATTTACTTCGGTAAAAGCCGATTTAGAAGCCGATTATAATAATTGCAAAACGGAAAACGGAAGAAAGATTTTAAAAAACAGAATAGAATACTATAAAGAAAAAATAAGGAATTTAAAATGGTTGATTTAAAAATACTTGTAGAGGGCTGGGCGCATAGAAAAGGAATACTTGAACACGGAAAACCAATGAAACAGCTTTTAAAAACGCTGGAAGAAATCACAGAATTACATGCTGCGATAGAAGATTACAATTTAAAGGAAATAGAAGATGCAATAGGCGATGTAGTGGTAACACTCATCATCTACGCCAAAATGAAGAATATCACGCTTTTCCCTAATGGCAGCGAAGAGCTTTCAGATTCCAAAGGAACAGCACAAGACCCTTATTTCCTTTTGGATAACTGCAATAAACTTATGCAGTTGGAGAAATTCATTAATGATTCAGTTGAGAAATACCACGCAGTTCAGATGATGTTGTTCTTGCTTAATCAGATTGCAAATAGGTTTGGCCTTAAAATTTGGGAGTGTTTGCATTCGGCTTACAAGGTTATAAGTCGCAGGACTGGGAAAATGATTGATGGATAGTTTGTTAAAGACTAATGGAAGCAGGACAATACGCCACCCTCAATAAAGATGTAGGCTTTAAGAAAGTCATATACAGCAAGAAAGGAACGAAGGTAAAAATCATCAGCATAAGTGGAAACGCTGTGATTTACGAAACAGAAAACGGAAAACGCTTTCCGTGTAACATTAAAGATTTAGAAGAAAAATAGAGTAAAAATGTTTGTTAATTTAAAAAATAGTAGTATGTTTGCAGTGCGTTTCATAGTAGAGAGCGGACATACCGCTTCAAATGACAGCGGATTTTTTATATCCGACTGCCAACATACAGGGTATAACACCCCCGTGTATCATTGTAATGGTGATACTGCTCTCTACGAGTGGAACGCAACGGGAAAGGTTATATCCTTTTTCTATTTTTCATTTTTCAACAAACATTTTTATTCTATAATGCGTTTCATAGATGACAATGTTTTAGCGAAGAATAATAGTATTCGTGAAAACACGCCCAACGGTGCGAAAACCGAGACTTTACAACTCATTTCCGAGTTAGACCCATATGATTCTTGTTTTGGGGTAGATTACGAAAATTTAATGCTTTTGTTTAACGACCAGATGAACGAGTTAAGCGATGACCTGCGCAAAGGCTACATTCATGATGCACAGCAAAGGCTTAACAAAATGTTTTCTTTGTTTTGGGTAATCAAGGACAAACTCCCTGTATCTATTTTTGATAAAGTAGAATCACTGAATTACAATGTAAAAAACATCCTAAAACCTATAAAAAAATAATCCAACAATGGAATTAGTATTAAATAATAATGGACAAACAATAACAACAAGTTTAATCGTTGCTGAAATTTTCGGTAAAGAACATAATAAAGTTTGTAGAGATATTGAAAACCTATCTTGTTCAGAGAGTTTTAGGGTCGCCAATTTTGGCGAGACCCCCTATATACATCCTCAAAATGGACAGACTTATAGAATGTATGAAATGACTAAAGATGGATTTTCATTTTTGGTAATGGGATATACAGGGGAAAAGGCTGGGAAATTTAAAGAAGATTTTATTACTGCTTTTAATAAAATGGAGCAAATAGTGAAGTCTCAAATTCCTCAATCATTCTCTGAAGCCTTAAAATTGGCTTATGAGCAGTCTCTAAAAATAGAGGAACAACAAAAGCAGTTAGAAGCCCAAGCCCCAAAGGTATTATTTACAGAGGCGGTAATGGGTAGCAGTTCTTCTTGTCTTATCGGCGAACTTGCGAAAATCATCACCCAGAATGGTTATGAAATAGGCGAAAAGCGATTATTTAAATACATGAGGGAGAATAGGTATTTAGGACAAAAAGGCGAACGCTACAATATACCTAACCAGCAGTATATAGAGCAAGGTTTATTTGAACTCAAAAAAGGAACAAGAAGCGGAAACAATGGTGTAATGCATACTACAATAACACCGAAAGTAACTGGTAAAGGGCAGGTATATTTTGTAAATAAATTTCTTGCAACAGCAATATAAAAAGAGGGGGGCAACTCCGCCCCCTTATAAATTAAAAGCAAAATTATAATGAACGATACAAAGAGGTCTTTTATTTTACACTTAGATACATTGGCTGTGTTAGATGAGCTGGATGATAAGCAGGCGGGCAAACTCTTCAAGGCAATCAAGGCGTATCAATTGCGGGGGTCAGTATTGAACAACCAAGATGTTGATGCAGGATTTGAGGGCTTAATGGAAGATTTTGTGACTCGTATAGCTTTTGCACCATTCAAGGCTCAATTTGACAGAGATACAGAAGAATATACAAGAGTAAAAGAAAATAACCAAGAAAAAGGTCGGTTAGGAAACCTCAAACGATGGAACAAGGAATTATATGATAAAGTGCTGTCAGGGGAATTAACACTGGAAGAAGCCGAAGAAATCGCAAGAGCGAAAAAACCATCGGGGGGCGATAAAAAAATCGGGGGTGCGAAAAAATCATCGCTTAATGGTAGTGATAGTGATAGTGATAATGATAGTGATAAAGAAGAAAAAAAATATATAAAAAAAGAAAATCAAAATTTTTCTTCTCTTTGGCAGGAATGGGAAAACTACATGCGAGAGGTTCATAATTTCAGGCACAATGATTATTCACGGCAGAAATCACAAGAAAAACTCAAAGAACTTGGGAAAAATGATTTGACAGCAATGCAAAAAATCGTGAATAATTCCATCGGAAACAATTACAAGGATTTTTACCATAAGGAAACCAAGCAGGAGGAGAAAAAGGAAATAGGAGGGCATATAGCACGAGATGGAACGAGAATAACGATGTTTTAAAACCGCAGGATTATGACAGAAATGATAATGTCGCTGGCGACAAATCACATCTACGAGATTGAAATCAACAGGAATGCAGAAAACTATTCGGTTTGTCCTGAATGTTCTAAAAACAGGCGAAAAAAGAACATCAAATGTTTCTCCTACAACGCAGAAAAAGAAGTAGGCTACTGCAACCACTGCGAAGCGAGATTTGTGAAGCATGTGTCTTTTGAAAAGAAAATCTACACCAAGCCAGAGGTAAAGTGGGAAAACTACACCAAACTTTCCGAAAAGCTGGTAAAGTGGTTTGAAAAGCGAGGAATATCGCAAAAAACACTGCTGCGAATGAAGATTGGCGAAAAGGAAGAATGGATGCCACAAATTGAGAAAAAAGCCAACTGCATCGTGTTTCCCTACTTCCGAAACGGCGAACTGGTCAATGTGAAGTACCGCGATGGGCAGAAGAATTTCAAACTGCATTCAGGGGCAGAGCTGATTTGGTTCAATTACGATGCGCTGAAAGTCTACAAGGAAATCATCATCGTAGAGGGCGAAATGGATGCACTTTCGCTAATCCAAGCAGGATTTGAAAATGTTATCAGTGTGCCGAATGGAGCATCTACTGGGCGAATGGAATACTTTGATAACAGCCTTGAAGACCTCAACCAAGTAGAAACTTTCATTTTGGCGACCGACAACGATATGAAAGGTTTGCAACTCAAAAACGACCTTACTCGCAGACTTGGAATAGAAAAATGCAAAAGCGTATCATTTAAGCAGTTTAAAGATGCAAATGAGTTGTTAGTCGCGGAGGGAGTAGAAAGTGTCCGTAAGGCCGTGGAAAGTGCCAAATTTTTAAAGTTAAGCAATGTTTATGCAGTGGAAGACTTCCAAAGTGAATTGGATGCTTACTTTGAAAACGGACTACCGCAAGGTTTGAGAATAGGCGTAGAGGGGCTTGATGAGAGGATAAGATGGCAGACAGGGAGGTTTGGAGTGGTGACAGGAACGCCAGGTAGCGGAAAGTCCGAGTTTATGGATTTTATCTACTCAAAATTGAATGCGCTGTATCATTGGGGAATTGGTTACTACACACCTGAAAGTATGCCTTTGCCATCGCACTTTGCGAGAGTTTTTTCAAAGTTCATCGGCAAGGAATACAAAAAGGGAGTGATTTCCGAAACGGAAAAGGAAATAGGCGAAGAATATTTGAATAAAAATGTTTTCTGGGTAGCACCTCACGAGGATATGACCATAGATGATATTTTGGCAAGGTTTGAATATTTAGCCAAAGCCAAAGGATGTAAGGCTTTCCTGATAGACCCTTTCAACAGGATAGAACAGGGAGCAAACCACAGCGACAATGAAAGGCTGTATATCAAAAAGGCGCTTGGGAAGATGATTGCTTTTACCAAGAAAACCGACAGCCTCTTGTTCTTGGTGGCGCACCCTACGAAACTACCAAAGGGAAACGATGGAAAGTTTAAGATGCCAACACCTTACGATATTTCAGGCTCTGCCGACTTTTGGAACATGCCTGACTATTGTATGTCAATCCGAAGAAATCAGGATGATGATGGCAAATTCCTCTCACACGGAACAGTGCTGGTCAGCAAGACCAAGATAAACAAAACGCTGGGAGATACAGGACAATGGGATTTTTGGTATAACATCAACAACGGCAGGTATCTGACCGACCTCAACGATGGCGCAGAGAGAATTTGGGACAATTCCAACTGGATAACCAAAGAAGAACCAAAGGAATACACAATGCCAAAAATGGAAGCCACACCTGAAATCTTCCAAGAAGATGATGATGACGGCTTTCCATTCTAAAAAACAAAAATTATGACACTGGAAGAGTTTAAAAAAGACCCTATGAAAGTAATTGAAAAGGTCGCTAAAAGCAAAGATATAAATGCCCTTATAAAAGCCTATGAGGAGCAGAGAAAAGAACAGAGAAAAAGATATAAAAACAAACAAAATCAAGATGAATACGGATATAGTGAAACCTAATATAGAGGAATTAACAAAGGCTAAAAAAACACTTGAAAAAGCTAAAGAATTAAACCGAAAGGTAAAGTTTGTTCCGATGGGATATTCGCCATCTTGGGAGCGAGAAAAGGAAGTAATCAAAGCTAAAAAGGAGCAGATAGACAAGTCAGCATACAAGCCGAAAGATTACAGCATCCACACGCCAAAAGGAGGTAAAATCCATGTTCCAGAGGGATACCTGAAAGTAAAAGATTTAAGAGAAAAATTCTTGGAGAGAATAGGCTCTTATGTCACAAGGCTGGATATGGAATACCGAAGCCGAGTGAACGAACTTATCTTGGGTTCTGTAAAGGCTTACGAATGGAACGAGGAGATTTTCAAGGAAGTAACAAGCAATTATAAACGAAAAAAGAGATACAAAAAATGGTAGTAATAGTTTTAATCCTAATCTTATCAATCGCCATTGTGATTATAGCATGGAGCAGTGATATTAAGATACTGGAAGACCGAATAGAGGAATTAACCGAAAAATTAGAGCAATATGAAAACAATAAATTTAAAAAATTTAATACCTAAAGAAGCAACTCATCCTAGTGAACATTTAAAAGATGAGATAGAAGCAAGAGGTATAAAACAGAATGATTTGGCTCTTGAATTAGATTTGCCTGAATCTACAATAAACGAAATCATTAAAGGGGAAAAACCAATAAATCAAGATATCGCTACAAGACTTGAAAAATTTTTAGGTATTCCTGCTAAATTTTGGATGAATGCACAGTCTAATTATGAAATAGACTTAAAAATGATAAATATGAAAACAATAAAACTAATAGCGCTGGTGCTGTTCCTATGCAGCTGCAAAGCGAATCCTTACAAGGAATTCAAAAAGGAGATAAAAGTAAATAAATCAAGTAAAGAACAAGTAAACAAACATTTAGCATGAATACAGCAGGACAACACCTTACGGAATATCATAAAAAGCTCTTGAAAAAAGAAGCCAAATATGAAAAGAAAGTAAGAACAAGAAGAATTGAAAGCCTTACCATTGAGGAGCATGTAAAATTAAAATCCATCATGTCGCAGTTCTACTGCACGGTAGCCCTGCAGATTGAGTTGGTAGATGCACTGGAAGAAATGAAAATGTTAAATGGATATCCCTTTGTTGAGGACTTAAGAAAGGCGGTTATATTCATGAATAACAGCATGTATGAAAGTGCTGTGAAAAACGAAGAAGATGATTTAGTAAGGCAGGTATGGGAGAAGAAAATGGAAAACATCGTGAAAATTATGCCTCAGCTTAACGCGAAGCAATTTGATATGCTGGAAGAGTTTATTAGGAATTTGAGATATAAGAAGTAAAAATGTTAGATAGATTGTTAGAAAAGTGTTAAATAAAACAAATGTAAATAACTGAATATGAAAACAATATAGATTTCTATCGCACAGACAAAGTTAGAGGAAGCGTGTATGTTTGCTGTAAAGGCTTTATATGCCAAATAAGTAACTTACTAAATAGTAACATTAAAGATAAATAAGATGGAAACAAAAGAATTAAAAATACAGGTGCCAGAAGGCTACGAAATTGACAAAGAAAAATCAACTTTTGAGAAAATAGTTTTTAAAAAAGTTAATGATTTACCTAAATCTTGGGAAGAATTAGAATTTATAGATGGTTTTTTTGTAAGTAGTTTAAGCGATATAGCTAAAATTGGAAATAATACTACAAATGATGAAAACAACAAAAATGTTTTTCCAACAAAAGAAGCTGAAGCATGTTTAGCACTTGCTCAATTATGTCAGTTAAGAGATAGATACAATGATGGTTGGAAGCCTAATTGGAAGAATGATAGAGAACTAAAATATGTTATAGAAATATTTTATGACGATATAGTTAAAAGAATCTATGAGTGTAGATATAAAGTATTAGCTTTCAAAACAGAAGGACTTAGAGATGAATTCTTAGAAAACTTCAGAGGTTTAATAGAAACAGCAAAACCTCTATTGTAATAGGAAATTGAAATAAACACCCTTTGAAATTTGATTTTGGGAATCCTTAAATCGCGCGACAAAACCAAAAATCAAAGATAAAAACAAAGGAAAGTGGCAGAATATAACTTAAAAAACATAAAGAACGAATAGAGAATATATTATGAAATACAAAATAACTTATAAATACAATGTACACTATCCTGACCCAAGAGGAACACTCTCTTTTGTTCGTGAAATGAATGTTAAGGTTGAGGATGAAAAACAGTTGTATAAGCAAATAGAGCGTTTTGAAGCGGACGGTAAACGCGAAGTAATAGAAATTAGAAAAATAGAAAATGGAAAAACAAATATTTAAAGTAGGAGATAGAGTTTTTGACCATAGATTTGGATGGGGTGAAGTTACTTATGTTTATTCTATCAAAAAGGTAAAAGATGCTTATAATTCTTTTAATTGTGAAGTTAAATTTGATAAATACACAGACGAAAAACCTTTTATTTACACTGACCATGGAGCATTAACAGCGTTATCCTTCACAGAATACACTCTGCAAGGATTTACCCAAGAAAGACTTATTAGTAATGAAATTATGGAAAAAATTAAAATGTATGGAAACAATATTTAAAGTAGGAGACAGAGTTTTTGATATTGTGAATGGTTGGGGAAAAATTATTTATACATATAATGTTGATAATGAAAGATTAAAATCAGTAGATTTAATTTGTGCAATAAGGTTTGATAATGGACATGAAGAGCATTATACAAAAAATACAGCACTTAAACTTCTTTCATTTACAGAATATGGAATTGATGAAAGATTTTCTCAAAAAAGACCTATAGATTATGAAAAGTGCATAGGAAAGTGGGGTAAGTTTTGGAACAAAGATGAAAAGACAGTCGTTATAGGTAAATTGTTTCAATATGACGCATATAGTAGTTATCTTCCGTTTGGAATGAACACTCGTGACTTGGAAACTACTTTTTATACAAACTTTGAACCACTAACAGAAGAACAAGTAAAAGTTTTAGGATTATGAAGAAATTTATAACAACAATTTTAATGGTGAATATCATAATTTATCTAAGTTGTTCAATATCTGAATTATCGTTTAATTTAGTTAATTGGGAGGAAGAGATTAGAAAAGCTTACGCTGTTTTCTTTTGTTTTATAAACATTTTGTCTTTAAATATATATATAACAAAAAAAGATGAAACTAAGAGATAAATTAGACAACATCCTAAAAGAATACATCAGATTATTTGAGGAGAAACACGAAGTATTTTTTGACTATGCTGTAGGAGATGATTTAATGGGGCTTTTATGTTTTGGGGAGTATTTATTTGTTGTAGGAGATGTAATCTACGATATAGACAACGATTTGCCCAAAAATCTCATCTTCCAGTGGCAGGATGATAGTTTTGATAGCAGCAAAAACCCTCAACATGCAGAAATAAATTTACAATCCTACGCAATGGGATTAAGATTTGAAGATTTAAAAAAGTAAATTATGAACGATTCAGCATTTGAAGAAGAAAAAGTAAATCACCCAAGCCATTACAACGCTGGGAAGATTGAAGTAATAGATTTCATAGAAGACCAAAACCTAAATTTCAATTTAGGAAACGCTGTGAAATACATCAGCCGAGCAGGAAAGAAAGACCCTAAAAAATTCAGGGAAGACTTGGAAAAGGCTATATGGTATCTTAACAGGGAGCTAAAAAGGGTTAAATAAAAAAATAACTTTATCACCCAAGCTTGATGAACTTATCACCCAACCCACAGCGAGAACATGGCAAATTCTCGCTGTTTTTTCCATGTTATTTTTGATTTGGAAAAAAATCGTGTTTTTTTTCAATAAGAAATACACCCTGCAAATGCAGGGCTTTTTTTATTCTTATTTTTATTTGTTCTAAATAAGAAAATATACTATATTTGTGAGGATGAATAAGGAAGATTGTTTGCTGTTGAGTGTAGCCAGTTATTTAAGATTGCAATATCCCAATGTGCTGTTCTGTCATATCGCTAACGAAAGGAAGACCAGCATACAACAGGGGGCGAAACTCAAAAGACTGGGCGTAAGAGCAGGAATGCCTGATATACTTATATTCCAGCCGAACAAGACTTATTCAGGTTTAGCCATAGAACTGAAAATAAAGCCCAACAGACCAACAAAAAACCAAATAGAAGTCTTAACTATGTTGAGCAACAATAATTGGAATACGGCTGTATGCTACGATTTTGAAGAGGTAAAAACTCTAATAGATAACCATTTGAATTTAAATTAAAAACAAAACACAATGCCAGCACCAATAGGAAGTCAATTTTGGAAGCTACGCAAGAAGCACGGAAAGGATAAAAAGTTCACAGCTGAAGAGTTGTGGAATGAAGCGTGCGAGTACTTTCAGTGGTGTGATAGCCACCCACTAATGAAAGCAGAGGCTGTAAGAGGGGGCGCTATGTCTGGGCAGATTATTGAAGTGCCAATAAAAAGACCTTACACCCTGCATGGACTTTGTATCTTTATGGGTGTTAATACCAAGTATTTCAACGATTTAAAAGACTCTTTAAGAGAAAGACCAGATATAAATTACTCCGAAGTCATTACACGGATAGAAGAGATAATTTACTGCAATAAGTTCGAGGGAGCAGTAGCAGGATTCTTTAATGCCAACATCATAGCGAGGGATTTGGGACTTACAGACAAGAAAGACCTTACAACGGCAGGTGATAAGATAAACAATATCCCTTCTTCTATTCAGGTAGAAGTGGTAATGCCACAGGAGGAAGACTAACATAAATTCTTTTCATAGTTATTATTTATTATTAATTTGCTACCGAGCCTCGCAGAAATGTGGGGCTTTTTAAATTAGAAAATATGGACAAAAAGATAAAATTCAAAGCATCAAAGGTGTTTGCGGAAGTATGGGGCGCTTTAAATGAAAAGATACCTAACGGCAACACTTGGCAGCACAAGTATAAACTTATCATTGAGGAGGGCAGTTCAAGGAGTTCCAAGACTTGGAGTAACTTTCAGGTGCTGTATAATTTCCTTGCGAACAATCCTATTTCCTCGGCAACAGTGCTGAGGGACACGCAGAAGAGTTGCAGGGATATTGTAGAGAAAGATTGGAGGGAGTGGCTGAAAGACCCACAGGTAAGAAAGAAGCAATTTGAACGAGGCGAAATAACCATTGAAGAGCTGGACGCTTACCTTGAAGAGGAGAATTTATATCAGTATCTTATAGAGAACAAGACCAATCACACTTGGACTTTCAGGAACAATGGCAACATCTTGCGATTTACAGGATTGGATGATGAAGACGACGCAATGGGAATGACACAGACTTTGTGCTGGATAAACGAGCCTTACAATTTCTCGGAAGAAGTATATCGGCAACTCGCCCAGCGTTCCAAGGTTATCATCTTTGACTGGAATCCGAAGCAAAACCACTGGATTGAAAAGGAGAAACTGAAAGAAACCACCTATGTGAGTTACTCTACATTTAAGGACAATCCGTTTATTTTGCCTGAACAACGGATGCAGATTTTATCCTACCAGCCGATAAAGTTTTGCGAGGCTGTAACTTCCAACATTCTCAACGAAGCCAGCGCTAAAACCTATGATTTAGGGGCTAATCCGCTAAATCTAACAGCAAAGCAAATCAAAGAGCTGAAAAGATGCAGATACAATGAAGATGTAGGCTCTGCTTCCGAGTATCACTGGCTTGTTTATGGTCTTGGGCAGAAGTCCGAGAAACCAAATAAGATTTACAAGAATTGGAAAGTAATCAGCCTCAATCAGTATAACGAAGTCGCAAAGCACGGCTACCGAAAGTATTATGGTTTAGATTATGGTTTTGCTAATCCTACGGCTTGCGTGGAAGTGATGTATGATGGCGACAAATCATTCTACATTAGACCACTACTCTACAAGCCGATGAACCAAATGGAGGGACCGCTTGGCGAACATCTTAAATATGCTGGTGTTCCTATTGGCAATGTTACCTTTGTCTGGGCAGATAGTGCAGATAGGGAACCAGGGAGCGAGATAAGTCTAACAAACGATTTACGAACATTATACGCAATCAATGCTGTGCCGACTTCCAAGCCTACCTATAAGGCAAGGTTTGACTTTATCAATCAAGCACGAATATACTATGTAGATGATGGCGATTTTGATAATGAATACCAGAATTACGAATATGAATATATCAACGGACAGCCTACCGAGAAACCGATAAAACGAAACGACCACTACATGAACGCCACCGAGTATTGCATTTGGGGAATAAAAGAATATCTTGGGATTATGTTTTAAGTTAGGGGAAGTTTACGGGGAACTATTAGGGGAAAAATTTTTGAAAAAAGTTGTAGAAATATTTGCTTATTATACAAATGTTTAATATCTTTGTAGTGTAATAATTAAAGAATCAGACATGAAAAAAGAATTAACAGAAAAAGAATGGGAGCTAATAGAGACCATTAGAAATTTTAAAAAAATTTATCCACCATCTATTGAATTAGAACTTTATATTTATGCATTATTAGATAAGTTGATGGATAAAGACAAAAAAGAGTAACCCAGCCCCGAAAGGGGCTTTAAAAAATAAACATTATGGAAATAAAAGCAAAAAAAGAAAGTATGAAAAATCAGATGTGGGATATTATAGTAGATGTTTCTTGGGCACAAATCTCACAGAAATATTTCGGTAAATCCCGTTCATGGTTAAGTCAAAAACTTACAGGAATAGATGGAAACGGCAAAGAAACAGAATTTACGAATGAGGAAAAGGAAATACTAAAAGGAGCATTATGTGACCTTGCAAATCGTATTCGTATTTGTGCCGACAAAATATAGGCTCTGATTCTATTATTACAACAGCCCTGCACTTTGAGCCTAAGTGCAGGGCTTTTTGTTATTCAAAGGTTTGGTCAAAGGTTTTATCAAATATCTTTCTTCCCCATTTAGAGTTTTTGATTTTCCCTTTTATGGTTAATTCATTGGCGCCTTTATCGTATTGCAGGGCTTCCGTGCCGAACGGATAGATGCTGTAAGTTTCGCCACTAATATAAACATCTATATACCCTCTGCTTGGTATCTTCTCCCCTGTGTAGATATCCTCGCCTATTCGCCAGCGATTGTAAAGATTGTAAAACTCCTCAAAAGATACATTCGTGAGTGTGACCTCTATGTTTTCCGTTCCGAATAGCACACGGCTTGACCTTCTCAACCTTTCAAGATTGATATTTTCATTTAAAACATCTTTCTCTTTTGGTAGGTGTGGGATTTTATCCGTGTCAGGCTCTACCTCTATCTTGCCGTTGTTCTTGTAGTTCGTTACGATGATATTCTCGCTATTAGGTTTCTTGGACAATCCACCACCGAAGAGAGGAAACCACCTTTTCATATGGTATTTCGGATTGTGATACAGATTTACGGCTGTTCGTTTGTTTTTCACTCCCTCGGCTGAAATAAAGCCGTCCGTTGCCGTGGCGTTCCTGTTCTTGATAACATCGGTCAGGGTATGCTCTATCTTGGTAAGGATAGTCCCCTGTTCTATTCCTGTTCGCTTGTCAAGAGTCAGCGTGTGGGACTTGATAGCGAGTATCGTGTATTCTCCGACATTCAGCCCCTCCACGATTTTTATTTTATCTCCTACTTTGAACGGCAGGGTATCCCAAGGCGATTTTGAAGCCGTAAGGGTAAGCACTCCCCCAGCATCCGAGTGGGTAACATCAGGGAAAGAACCTGAATCCACATAACTCCCTGTAACAGTGTCTATCAATACCAAATCATCATCGTTGTCGTTAGTGTTGTCGTTGGTATCATCCAGCAGATCTTGGATTTTATACTCATCGATGATAAAGCCTGTGGTTTTGTCAAGTTTCTTCTTTACGGACTTTATCGGCGTGGAACATTCCATTTTCGTGTTGAAGTTGAAAATATCCCCTTTCTTCTTGGTAGAATATTTCTTTGTGCCGAAAATCAGATTATTATAACTTATATCCTTATCATTTTCTATGGTCAGGTTTTCCTGAACAAAGTCTTTGTCTGTAAGGTCGTAAGCCTGAACATCCTTAAAGAAGTAGTCTATATCCTCTACTATCAGTTTATTTTCTATAACATCAAAGCCAAGGGCTAATAGTGGCGCAGCGCCCTCGTAGAATAGCGACTTGAATGAGGTGTTGATTTTGTTTTCGCCTAAAAAGATATTCGCCACGCCACGAAGAAAAGCCCCTGTTGCTACATATTGATTGGCGTATTTTCCTCCCTCCGAAAGGATATTAGAAACCAATCTAATCTTTCCATCAGAATAATTCTCTGCTACCTTGTCTATGGCATCAAAGAGGCTTACCACCTTGGACTTCCTTCCAAGTTTGTCGATGCTGGAAGATATGGTAATGGCGCCGTGAGTTTCATCAAAATAAAACTGACTCCATTCTATGCCATTTGGAAAGTGCAGATATACCCACACTTTACTTCCTGCTGGAATATCTCCAAGGTCAAATTGTTTGTTATTGAATTGTATATGCCCAAAGTCTGTTCCTTCCAAAGGCTCGGATGATGCTATGTGTAGCGTATGTCTTTGGTTTATTCCTCCACCTCCGTACTCTATTTCTGCTACCAAATGAAAAGTTAAAGGAACTGCCTTTTTTACTATTAATTCTGCAAGGTTATTAGGGTTAAAAATGTCGTAATCCCACACCTGCCTTGCTTTAAATCGAATGTTTGAAATAGATAAAGTCACATTTGCGAGATTTGAATTAGTAGTAAGCAAAGGCACTCCATATTCGCCATAAACGACATTATACATAGAGTTAAGATGTCTATACTTTGGGTTGGTGTTCATTACAAATTCAAAATACCCTCCATATACATTGTAAAATTGCCCAATTTGTCTTCTGTCTGCAACAGGATAAAATATAGGAAATGGTCTTTTAGGCATATGATATTTAACCAATCTTTGAACAGGATGATAACGCTTCATCCATTCTGTAAAAGTAAACCAATCTTCATCTTGTGAATATTCTTTCATTCCCCACGCAGTCTCCACCTTTTCCTCCTCTGCTTTTAAGACAATTTCACGGCTTCCTATCGGCTCTATTTGGTTTTCATCTAAATTCTTTTTGGCGAACAGGTTTATCGTGGTATCCTCACGAGTGTAGAATTTGTTTTGCGCTTCCCTCTTCTTGATTTCGCACTCTATCACTCGCTGGCTGTTTTCATAGTTCAGCTGGTATTTATTCAGGTTAATTTCAAAGCCGTTACCTAAAATATCCTTTTCCACGCCATTATGGACAACATACCACCTGAATATAATCTGTCCATCTCCTCCCTGCTCATCATATACGCCTTTGATGATGTTAAAGGCTTCCTTATCGTTGTATTCCAGTATCTTTATCTTGGAGGTTTCGCCAAGAATAAAGTTATCAATGTTGTAGTATTCCTCGTTTACATCGATACTAATATCCAAGGAGTCAAAGCCGTCAGGCTCTTGTATTTCGTGGATACCCTCATATTTCCCTGTCAGCACTTCTAATCGGAAAACCTGTCCAATTCCGCTTTGGTATTGTATATTCTTAATCCCTTTCATTTCCCTTTATTTTAATGATGTTTTTAGTTTTCTTTACTCTACTTACTGCCACTGGTATTTGTCCGCCTTTTTGAGTGTATATGTAGCCGTTAAGTTCAAATACGCTGGTCTTATCATACTTCCTCATCACTCGGTCTTGCTGCTCGCCTATTTTAGTCGCTAACTTGTCGTAGTCTATCGCTGGCGTGTTGATATTCATCGGCACTTGGATGTTCTTAACAATGCCATTAGATAGTAGAACATCATCCAGTGCAGGTGTTTTGATATTCTCCAATATCTTGCGCGTTTCCGATGCTGTGTAAATTCGGTCGCCTTGTTCCAAGTATTTCAATCTTGCACCTTTATCACTTCCCAAGTCCTTGATGTTTCCGTGCTTATCGGTATGGATTTCTGCTCCCCGCTCATCTGTCCACGCCCAGCCCTGTGGTGCGTTTTTCGTTCCTACAAAATATTGTGGCACTGGGTTTTTACTCATAATAAGCCCTGCTTGCAGCGCACCGAAAGCAAGAGCAATTCCAGCAGGAACGAGACCAAAAGGAACACCTAATTGAGCGATAGACTGCGTTGCTCCTAACGCTCCATTCATAAGTGCCTGTTGTGCCTGCGCCCTTTGTTCAGCCCTTGCCTTTTGTGCTTGTATCATCTTTTCTTTCTGCGCCTGTTGTTCCTTGATTACCATGGCTTCATCTTCCAAGGCGTTACGCTCGGCGATTTGCTCCTCGGTAAGTTCAGATAAACCATTAAGCGCATCAAGTCTTTTGTCAATAAATCCTAACTCTGTTTCGGTTATCATCTTCGAGCGTTCAAGTTCCTCATCAAGTTCAGCGATAGTTCGCTCCTTGCCTGATGATATTGCTTTCCCTGCAAAATCGCTGATTAGCGCTGTGGCTGTGTTCATATAATCAGCGAAAGACATAGAGAAGTCCTTGCCTTGCTGTAATATCTTGCTGTATAGGTCAGAAAACTGCTTACTCACGGCATCTAATCCCAAGTCTGCCAAGTTCTGCTCTACCAAGTTTTTCAGTGGCTCCAATCCCTCCACGATACGCAAGAACATCTTATTGGCTTTGTTCTTCTCATTCTCCATTATGGAAGTGTCCAGCTGTGTTATCTGCAAGTCTGTCTGTGCGAGTTGGACTTTTTCATCTTCGTTAAGGTCTTTGCCTTGCTCTTGTAGAAGCGCCCTTTTTGCTTCCAACTGCTCTTTTAGAAGTTGTAGTTTCTCTTTCTCTCTCTTATTGACTGCTATGGTGGTGTCGTATTCTAATAACTCCAAGAAATACTGCTTATCCTTGTAGGATATATTCTTGTCGTTCATTATCATCTGCTTCTTATACTCGGCAGTTTCTTGACCAAGAAGTTTGATATACTCTATTTCCTTTTGGTTCTTCTCCAATAAGGCTTGATTGAGTTGCCTCATCTTATCCTGCTGACTTTCATTCTCATCGAATAGGTCTTTGGATTTCTGCACCTCTATCTCTCTCTGCTCCTGCTTGTATTTTTTGGCAAGGTCAAGCAGTTTGGTGTAGTATGTATCCTTTTCTTTGATTACAAGACCATCTATCTCTATTTCCTTTACGAGTAGGTCATAACCTGTAAGTTCATTTTGAGCCTCTACTCGCTGTCTTCGGAATTTCTCCAATAGTTTGTTATGCTCAAAATCCAAGTCTTTACGAGCCTTATCAAAAGCCTCTTTGTCTAACTGCTCCTGTGTTTTATCTTTCTTTACCCTGCCTTTTGGTGTCTTTTTCTTTTTCTTCGCTTTTTCCTTTTCTACCTTTGGTGGGGCTACTACTTTCACACTGCTTCTTGGAACAAGTTTGCCATCCTTATAGATGTATTCGCTGGCTCTCTTGTTTGTAGACATTCCTAATGCATTTGCATCTCTCCAGATATTGTTATGAACAAAATATCTCTGCCCTTTCTTCCTTGCTTCAAGAAGTTCGTTTTCTAATTTCTTTTGGTTTTTAAGGTTTTGTAGTGTTTTCTCATCTCCTGAGAGGATTGCAGTATTTTCTTTGTGCAGACTTGATAGTTTCTCTTTCGTGCTGTCAATGATAGAACCAAAATCTCCCAGCATCTTGATAGCATCCTCCGTTCCGAATATGGCATCTTTGATAGACTTCACGAAATATTCTATACCCTTGATAACAAGTTTAATAACAGTGCTAATCGCGACAAGGTTGGTTTTTACTTGGTTAGTTACCAAATTAACCAAATCCCAGCCCTTGCCGTTGTCAAATAGTCCTCCTGTAAGGGCGTTAATCACATCGCCCACTGCCTCAAATGCTTCTTTCAGTTCGCCCATTATACTCACGCCATCAGTTCCGCCATTGATTGCTAAATCGAGAAACTCCTCTAATAGACCTCTGGCAATTTCAAGAACATCAGCAATAGCACCGATAAAGTCTTTATTGGAGGCGAGAGTACTTAAAAACTCTGTCCATTGGTTTTTGAGTCTGTTCTGTGCGCCAGCAAGGGTGTCTATTCTATCAACAGCATCAAGCCCATAGACTTTTTTAAGCTCTTCGGCTACTTTTGGCAATACATCCCCTGCTACTACCTGTCCTTTTTTCAGCATATCATCCAATTCGGAAGTGGATACACCCATAGCATCAGCGAATATCTTCATCGCCCCAGGGAGCCTTTCCCCTAACTGCCCTCTCAATTCCTCTGCTTGGATGTTCCCTTTGGATACCATTTGCTCCAAAGCGGTATAAACTCCCTCTATCTGTTCAGCAGGAAGACCGAGTTTAGCACCAGCACCAGCAAAGGCTTCAAATACTTCTTTGGCTTTTTCGCCCTCCAAACTGGTGTTTTTCGCTGCTGCACTGAACTTGGTGTAGGAATCCGTAAGGCTGATAAGCTCCAATCCGTATTTTTCGGCAGCACTTGAAAGAAACTCCTTTTGATAACCTACTTCTTCCTCTGTTTGGAAGACTTCTTTCATTGCGTAATTCACAGCGTTGAGCTTCTGAACAGTCTCATAAGATTGAGTAGCAATGTCTCCAAGCATCCTTGCACCATCTGCCATAAGAATACCCCCAGCGATAGAACCAGCACGGCTCATCATTCCACCAAAGCCACTACCCATTCCGTTGAGTGCTGATTGATAGTTTCCGACATTTCGCTGGTTATCGCCTACGCTTTTATCTATCTTTTTCAGCGCTGAGTCTAATCCTACGGCTTTGAGTTTTGCCTCTGTAAATTCTTTGGATAGTTTGGATAGTTCTTTCTCATAAGCAGAAGCACCGATTTTACCATTTTTAAAATCATGCTCTAATAACTGCATCTGTGCTGCCAAGTCTTTCGCTTTATTCTTGGCATCTAAAACCTCCCTTGCAAATCTCTTGTAGTGGCTTTGGCTTTCGGATAAGACTTTATTCTGTTTCTCCTGCAACGATAAGGCTTGTTTCTTCGCTCGTGCTTCGGCATTCTGCTGGTTTGCTAATTCCTTTGCTGTTCGCACCTGTTCGGTGGTTATCTTTGCGTTGGTTAGTCTTATCTGCTGTGTTTTCTGCTCTATGGTCGCCATATCTTTGAGCGTTCGCATATACTCTTTGGAATAGCCGTCCAAGTCTTTTATTCCCTCAATGGTCTCTTTTGGCGTTCCTCTGTTCAGTTTGGCATTGGTTTGGTCTACGGCAGTGTTTAGTTTAGTAAAAGACTGAATTAAATCATTCACTCCTGCTTCCAATTTGTCTAATTCTTCTAAAGTCTCCTTTGTCTGAATTACGGCTAATTTATCACTCATAAGGTTTTATTTTTTGTTATGTAATTCTACTTTCTTTATCGCCATTTCCTGCATCTTCCCAAATCGGTAAAGGCTGGTCTTGTTTAGGTCTATTGTTCGCTCCAAAATCATCTCAATGCTCACAATAGCATCGTTGATGTTGGTTGGCTCTTTGTCCTGTGCTTCTTTCTTGTTGTTCTCAATGTTCTGCATTGCCTTATCAAGGTTGGTCTGCCACATTGCTATTCTTTCCTCTATGTATTTCTTTTGCTCTTGCAGGTTGTCACTCTTACGGATTTTAATTTGCGCAAGGGCTTCTTTCATATCCTCCCAATGTTCAGGCAGTCCTATTTCCTGTCTTAATGCATTTTGCCTTTCTTTCATCTCCACGATTGCCAGCAGTGTAGTGAATTTGATAAAGTTAATCTTCGCAATTTCTGCACTTCCCAGCATCAGCAGGTCGTTGGTCTTGGCGTTAATAGATATGCTATACTCTCGGATGATGTCGTTAAACTTACTTTTCAGCATCTCCTGTTGCTCTTTGTCTTCTTCCAATTCCTCGCCATCATATCCTTTTATCATGTAGTTATAATCTCCTGTTTCTGTTATTCTTTCATAGTTGAATAGTGGCAGTTCCTTGGAATCTTTGTATAGTTTCATACATGTTTTATTATCCTCACAAATTTACTTATTTTTATTTAGTCTAAATAAGAATAATATATTATATTTGTCAAAAGAATGTTGCTGTGGGAATTTTAACGAGAATAGACAACGGAATATCGGCTTTTAAGTCTGCGTTTATGGGCAGTAGTGTTGCGCCTATCTATGCAAGGTTGAGCAATGGCACACACTCCTACAATTACGAAACCGAGCGTATGGGTGTGTTATCATTCTTGGGTATAGGGAAAACTTACTTTTCACCAAAGGAAGACTATAAGGCTTACTACATAGATGGCACTTTCCTGTCCGACTGCATCAATCTATATGCAGATTTCGCTTCGCAGGTAAGAATCCAAGAAGTGGATGACAAAGGCGAAGCGGTGGATAATTCCGAGTATCTGAAATTTCTCAACGAGCCGAACGAGTTTCAAAATCAGACTGATTTCATCAAAGAAATGGTGGTCAATCTGCTCACTACTGGGATGTCTATCCAATACGGCAATTTCTTTAAGAATGGTAATTTAAGAGCCAGTCCTTCACTTTACAACTTGGAGTTTAACAATATCAAATTCCCTGAAATCAAAGACCCTTACACACTTACAAGGGACAAGATAAAGACTTTAAAGGTGGTAGAAACTCTTGCTGATGGTGTGCAGAGAACGAGAGAACTGCACGAGTTGGCGTTCTTCTACGATACTATCGCTAAAAAGAATTACAGAGGAGATGGGGCAAAGAACATGTTTTTCAATCCTGTTTCAAGGATTTCTTCTATCCTCTACTCTATTCAGACTATCCTTAATAGTGAGGATATGATGTGCTTTCTTACTTCTAATCCTGTGAATACTATTATCAGCAGAAAGGCAACGGGGGCAGGAATTGCGCCATTGAGTGGAGACCAAAAGAACGATATAGAGAGCAAACTCAACGGAAGAGGAAGATATGGCGCAGGAATGGGTAAGGCTGGCGATGTTATCGCTACGAATGAAACACTGGAAAGATTAGACCTTACAAGGGACAATAAGAAACTGCAAACCATAGAGATGCAGGAAAATGCCAAGGAAAACATCCGAAACAGATACTTGATACCAAAAGACTTTTTCGGTGGAAGCACCTATGAAAATCAGCAGTTTGCAGAGGCTAAATTCATTTTAGGCAATGTGAAAACTATCACAGACAACTGGCTTCAAGAACTTACGAACAAATCGCCTAAATACTTCAAAGAGCGAGGAACAAGGCTGATTGGAACATACGACCACCTGCCAAGTGTAATCGCTATTAAAACCAAACTCAAAAACGAGGGCTTTAAATTCAAAGCAGAAGCGTTGGTATCGCTTTTAGGAGCGTTTGAAAAGGCGCAAGAATTAGGCGTAAGCAACGACTTTGAGCAGTTTGTCAAAGAAAGAGGTTTTGAGGATTTTATAAATAACGAATGATGAAAAAAGAAATAGAAAAAATAGAGCAAAAACTGAAAGGCTCCAAGTCCAGTCCAGCACTGGAACAAAGTCTAAAAGACAAAAAAAAGATTTTAGAGAAAAAACAAATCGTGAAGAAATGATGATAAGAGCAAAAGAGATTCCTAACAGAACATTCGAAACAAAAGAGGATATGTTTAAATTCTTAAAAGAGAATAAGAACTTCCTTATTTCACAAAAGAAAATGGCGACAAAGTTGTCAGACCCTTTTGCGTTTTCTTTTGCCATAAATGAAAAGGGCGAAACGATTAAAACGACAGAGGTGTCACCTGAAGAGATAAACACTATCAGGGTAAAGGCAGTTATCAACTCTACCAACATCTATGATTCCCACGGAGATGTTTCCATCAACGGAAGCTGGAACAGAACAGCCAAAAACTCCAAGAATATCTACCTGCTGAAAGAACACAAGATGAGCTTTGAAAATATCATCAGTGATGAAGTGGAAGTAAGAGTAGAAAAATTCAACTGGAAAGACTTGGGCTTTAATTACTTGGGAGAAACAGAGTGTTTGGTATTCTATGCTACACTAAGAAAGGACAGAAACCCTTATATGTTCGGACAATATGCCAAAGGATATGTAAAGGAACATTCGGCAGGGCTTCAATACATACAGCTGGAACTCGCTATCAATTCAGATGCTGAATGGGATAAAGAAGAAAAGGCTGTTTGGGACAAGTATTACAATGATATTGTAAACAAGGAAGATGTAGATGAATACGGCTACTTCTGGGCTGTAACAGAACAAAAGATAATAGAGGGAAGTGCTGTGGTCAAAGGAAGCAACTTCGCCACTCCAACGATACTTGTAGAACCCGTCACTGACACTTCTACTGCAAAAGAGGACTCGGATAATTCCACTCCTAAAAGTGTGATTGAAAATTATTTAGTAACCCTTTAAAATTTTAGAAAATGAATTTTGAAAAGAAATCTTTAACAGAAATTGCGAAGATGTCAGACGAGGAAAAAGAAAAATACTTTGCTGACAAAGAGGCTTTTGAAACAAGCCAAAGAGAAAAAGAATTGGAAACCCTAAAAACTGGGCTTGAAACTACTATCTCTGAAAAAGAGAAAGAAACACAGCAGTCTATTGACAATGTGTTGAGAATTGTGGAAGAAATCAAAGCTACACAAGGAGGTCTTACAGAAGAAGCTTTAATAGAAGTGATAAAAAGAAACCATGAGGCGATTAAAAAGGCTTATGAGTCTAAATCAGGTGTGGTGGAGATTGAGTTCAAACAAGTAGCTCCAATCACTACTGGTGCTGTAACATTGGGAACAACTCCAAACATCTTGGGAACACAAATCGCGCCTGTTTCTAATGTTAATCTTCGTGGAATGGACATTGAGAATTTCGTGTCTGTATTGCCTACTTCACAGCCTGTATACGCTTATACAGAGGTAGTTCCAAAGGATGGAAACTACGAGTTTGTGGCAGAAGGGAACAAAAAACCACAGATTGACTTCAAGGTTTCAACAGAGTTTGCGAAGCCAAAGAAAATCGCTGCTTGGATGCATCTAACAGAAGAGTCTGTTTATGACATCAAAGGATTGGAGGGCGTAGCAAAAGACTACTTGAAAAAGAAACACGACCTATTCAAAAACAAGGCTATCTTGTTCGGTGATGGTGCAGGAGAAAATCCAAAAGGTGCAACAAAATATGGTCGTGCATTCGTAGCGAACAGCATGGCGCTGAAAGTTACAAAGCCTAACTTTATGGATGTAGTGAACGCAGCAGTAACGGACATCGCTACTACTCACAACTTTGAGGATGAAACTCCATACATGGCAAACTTGGTGCTTGTAAATCCAGTGGATTTCTACTTGGAATTAGTAGCAGCAAAAGACAATGAGGGAAGACCATTGTATCCAACAGCATCACTATTCAACACAGTGGTAATCGGTGGAATGGTTATCAAGTCTGATGAGTCTATTCCACAAGGTAAAATCTTCGTGGGAGACCTTAGCAAGTACAACATCACTGACTACCTTTCTTACACTGTGAGAATTGGCTGGATAAATGATGATTTCATCAAAAACCAATTCGTAATCTTGGGAGAATCAAGATTCCACGCGTTCGTGAAAAAACTTGATGAGAAAGCGTTCATCTACGATGATATTGCTACAATCAAAACAGCAATTACAAAAGCATAGACAGATATGGAAGTAAAATTGTTAAGAGAATGGGGCGACCATAAGAAAGGAGCAGTTTTAGACATCTTGGATGAGACTGTAATACAGGCTGGTTTAGAAGCTGAACTTTTTGAGCCAACAGACAAAGAAAGTAAAGGTAAAAAACCTGCAAATGTAGAAGAAGGTAAAGACACAGAACAAGCTGAAAAATAGATACTAAATGCTGATAGACAAAACATATTTTAAAGGCGATTTGCTTATTCCTAACCTGAATGAGCCAAATCCTGATGAAAACACCGCTGCGGTGAATTTAGATGAATTGATTGACAAGGTAGAGGAAGAAGTTTTGTCTTTCAGTTTTGGTATTAAAATGTGGCTTGATTTCAAGACTAAATACGAGGAGGATTCTACCAATCTGCCACAAAATTATAAGGACTTGCTACACGGCAAGACCTACACCAGTGAGACTAACGGCAGGGAGGAAACTTTGGTTTGGAAAGGTTTAATTCAAGAAAAACAAAAGGAGTCACTACTGGCATATATAGTCTATGTAGTCTATAATATGCACAATGTAACCCAAACGACAATGTTCGGGCAAACGAAGATAGATACAAAAGTAGGCACCGCGGTAAGCATCTCTCCTAAAGTGGCGAGGATATATAACGATTTCATTTATCAGTTATACGGAGAAGTAAGGAGCGATAGAAGCGGATTGACATTGGAGGGAAACCCTTATTGGAATTTAGGAAGAGGGATAGACTACCGCGGTTTTCAGCCTACAAGTGGCTATGTTTCGCTTGTGAGGTATCTTTTGGATAATGTAGAGGACTATCCTCTGTTTGATGCTAATTATCTGAAATTCGGAGGAGAAATAACAAATGAATTTGGGCTATGATGATAAACCACAATTTACTGCTGTATAGCATGTTTGAGGATGCCTTTAAAGTGAGTTTCAAAGGCAAAGAATACACGGCTAACTATGGCGAGGCGGATTTGTTTGAACTTTGGAAATTACTTCAAAGCAAGAAACAGAAATACCCTGTAATTTGGCTGCAAACAGGATACAGCGTAGTTCACGATGTAAAGGGACAAAAGACCAAACTCAAAGGCATGAGGTTTTTCTTCATTACTCTGGGTTCGGAACATGCCTTTTACAAGGATAGGTTTAAATCTACCTTTAAGGAGGTGCTACTGCCTTTATTAGGCTCTTTCTTGGATAAGATAAGAAGGACCAGCGGAGTATCTTTTGAGGAGGATAACTATTCATTTATTTCACTGCCTTTCAATGATATTTCAGAATTAGCAAGTAGAGAGAGGGACTACGGAAACAAGAGAGGAAGCCAAACGACCACTACGCCTGACATATGGGATGCAATAGTGCTGGATATTAGTCTGAATATAGACAATGAATGTGTGAATGTTCAATCTTTTAAAATTTAAAAACTTATGTTAAAACAAAGCTTCTGCGGTTCAGCAGAGATGATAGCACGACTTGGAGGTGCATTTTGCGGAGAGAAATTGGTTACAGGGTTTGCACTTCTTGACAGAAGAGTGGAAATAGACCCTGCGACTTTCAACAAGACAGCGTTGGATAAGATTATCCAAGAGGATAAATTCATTGGTAAGATATCTTTCTTCAATGTGGAAGATAACGACCAAGAGGCAGATTACAACACATCTGTAAGAAAAGAGAGAAGCCGTTCAATCCCTGGGACAAAAGGATACAGATTTACTTTTGATAAAGGTTCTTCGTTCCAAAATGAATTGGCAAAATTGGACAACAGCGACAATTACAGCTTTGTGCCAATCTTCGAAGATGGCTCTGCGCTTTTTGCGATTAAAGCAAATGGTAAGCTGATGGGCTTTGCTTGTAAATTGTTCGTGGGAGTTAAGAAGTTAAAAACTACTTCGGAGGTATCAGGTTCTACTTTGGAAGTGGACATCTTACCTGATGCTATGATTTATTGGCAGAAATCTGAAAATGTTTTTGAAAGTGATGAGTTTTCATTCAACGAGATTAACCCAGTCATCAAATTGGCAGTTTCTACTGGTGTGCTTACAAACACGGCTACGACTACCAAAGTGAAAGTAACAGAGGCGTACTCAAATGCTAATGTTTCAGGACTTACGGATGCTGGAAAATGGAAGATTGAGGAAGATGGTGTAATTGGTAACATCACGAATGTTGCATACGACGCATCAGCACAGGAATACACTCTTACTCACTCGGCGCTTGCTACTGGTAAGAAAGTGAGATTTATCACTTCTGATAATGGATTAAGGATTATTGATCTTGATACGAACTATTATATAGGAGAAAGTGACAAAAAAACCGTAGTATAATGGAACTGAAAATTGGGGCTTATACTTTTGGAAACATGGAAAATTTCAAGAGTAAGAAAGAAGCCAAGGAATACATCATGGGGATATACCCTACTCTTAACGAGGAAGATGTAGAGAAAAGCCTGAAACCTTTATTTAGACATGAGCGAGAAACTAATCAATCCGATAACATTGCTGAAACGCATTCAGGCAGCGAAAAGAGCGTTGCCGGAGATAATGCGGACGACAATGGAAGGGAGAAAAAAGGAGCTGATAAATCTAAATAAGGAAAACCTTATGCAGGGAAAAGATAGCGAGGGTAATGATATGCCCTCCTATAAAGACCCTGAATATGCAAACTTCAAAACCTCTATTAACCCGTATAATAGAGGTTTTTGGGATTTGCGAGTGACTGGACAATATCAGAGTTTTGTAGATGTTATCGTTCATCCTGCTGTTATCTTCTTTAAGAATGATTTGCAGAACGAAAAGGCAAAGTGGCTACATAGCAAACTTGGAACGAGTCATTTGGGGGTAACCGAGGAGCAAGGCTATCAGTTTCAGTTGGACAACAAGCCCGAAATAAGGAAAAAGATATTAGATATCATAAACAATGGCGTGTAATTGCAGCAAACCGATAACCAAGAGCGAGTGTGCAAGGCTTCGTGAGTTTAACGAGGATGGGCGCTTGTTTATCTATCATATCTTTGATGATAGAGGTCTTGTGGTGGCTTATGTGCCAAAGGGCGAAAACCCTAACGATATAGCCAAAGAGCGAGGCTTTTATAACGAAAAAGGAGAATTAGAATGGTATCTAACTACCGAACATCCCTGCTTATGGGAATAAAAAAACACCTAATTAAAGGTGTTTTATTTTTTATCTTTGTTTTGTGCAGTAGTAGGTAAATATAGAATTAAGACCATTTGCATCTTGTCTCATCATTCCTATTTCTACATATTGCGAGCCTCTATATTCAGTTTTTTGGATGTAAAATAAAAGTTTTTTACTATTTCTTCCTGCATATGGAAATCTATCATGAATATCAGGGAAAAACTCTTCGTGTTCGCCGTTTTCATCTGTCCAATATACGATATTTCTTTCTCTCAATTCTAACTTGTATTTATTAGCAGGAACTGGCTCTTTGTAGCCTGTAGAGTTGTCTTTATAATGAACTATATAAGAGCCTTTTATTTCTTCTGTGAAAGGAACTCCTATTATTCTTGGTTGTTCTTGTGGTGTTTCATCTGAATTTCTGCTACACGAAACAACTGAAAACACGCTGAATACAGCAATAAATAAGGTAAATATTCTATTCATTTTTAATTGGTTTTTTATTTCAATGCAAGATAACAAAAAGTTAGGAATAAACACCTATGTTTCATTGCTTTTTTATCTTATTTTTATTTAGTCTAAATAAATATAATATTGTATTTTTGAAGAAATTAAAGCAAATGCAATTATTCTGGTATCACAGCCCTGTTCGGTTCTACAAGACTCTTGCAGAGTTGCAAGATATGACCAATCCACAGAATACGCAATATTTTGGGGAAAGAAACCCTTATCCGTTAGAAATCGGTGTAAAACATCGCTTTGTTTTGCCTATGTATGGCAACACACTGCCTATTGGCGATTACAAGGTGTTCTTGGTTAGTGGAACAAACAGAACAGAATTAGAGAGTTCGGTTTTTGAAAAGGAAGGTTATTTAAAGTATGTAACCTTTCAGTCTGATAAGCCCTTAACTGGTAGACTGGAAATAGTGGATATTATCACTGAAAGAACAGAATATTACTCTAATTGTGTGTGGTTTTTGGACTCTACCGATGCACAAGGGCGAAAGTTTATAAGAGTGGCGACAAAACACTCTTACAACAGAAATTTGTTTGAATTTGATGAAGAGGGAGCGTGGATTGTGACCAATCTGCCGGCATACTGCCTTGGCGATATACGAGTGGAAGCAGAGATTTCCAACAACAGAATAGGCGGTAATTCTACACTGAAAGTCAAAGATAGTTACATCGATGAAGTGGTAAGTTATGAGTTTTTGAGCGGAGGAGATGGCAACATCTTGAACTTTATTCAGGTTCACGCCACGAATAACCAGTTTTTCATCGACGGCACACAAAGAACGGCCTTGGAAAAGATAGACCGCTCAGACTTTGCAATGAGTGGGAAAATGTCCTTTACCAATGTGAAGAATGCCAGTGGGCTGAATGTTCTGCTAAATGAGTATGAAATATTTTCTAAATAAAACACGATGAGAAACGAGATAGTACAAGTAGATATTGAGAAAGTAAGGCGAGAAACAGCCACAGGGGGGAATACTTGTCAAAGGATTGCTTCTATTCTTACCCAGTTAAATGATAGCAAACTTGAAAACAACGAGGTCACAGAAAAACTGAACGAAAAAGCAGACCTTACGGATTTGAATTTAAAGGCTGATTTAACAGCAGGAAACCTTACACCAGAGAATATACAGGCTTGGAACACCAAGTTAAAAACACTCTCTGATGCACCGAGTGATAATAAGCAGTATGCTCGTAAGAATGGAGCGTGGGAGGAAGTAGTAGCCACAGGAGGTGGTGGTAATGTAACACTTCCTGATAACATCGCTACGATTGACAAAAATGGTGTGGCAGGTAACGCCTATGCAAAGGCTACGGAAACGATTACCAACACCGATGCTGATTACAAATATGTAGTGATAACTAATGATGCTGGCGGAACAAAGAAAATGCAAGTTACTGGTCTTGGCAGCAATGTAGCAAACAGCTCACTCACTTCGGTAAATGGTGCAGGGCTTACTCTTGGCGCTAATTGGTTCATCGATACGGCAGGTTTCTACTACTCTATCAAGGGGCTTACTGATAAGTCGGCTGATGATAGTTTTGACAGATTTCTTGTTCAAGATGCCGATGGCAAGGTGGAGCAATTCCTACTGAACAAGTTATTCAGCAAAGCTTACGATATAGAAGACAAAGTAAACGACAAAGCTTTCAATGGCTACATTATGTATAATCCTAAAACAAAACAGATAGGGTTTTCAGGCGGAGCGAAAGTCGTTACTACATTCAATGTTCCTGCGACCATCAATGTCAATGTAAAGAATGTTTTGGCTAATATCAATGCAGTAGCACCAGCGAATAATCAATATTCCCAAGATATAAAGAACACCATAACGAAGATAAAACAGCTGGAAGATATAGGATTTACCACTGTGCCTGCATCTGACTTGGTTGTAAGAACATTAGATAGAAGCAAGTTTCCACAAGCTCTGATAAATAGAAACTACCAACTGCCTACGCCTTTTACTTTGAGTAATGGAATGATTGCTGGAATTAGGTCTAATGCTTTCCCTGCTGAATTTAGAAACAATGCTTATATGGCATCACATGAAGGAGAGGGACTTTATTCTATTGGGATAAACAAAGAGTTACCTACGGATAGAAACTGGGTTTTTAAGTTTAGAATTTACAACAGTCCACAAGTATTTCGTAATGACAGATCTTTTGGTGCTATTCATTTCTCTGACACACTCGATGTGTCGCCAAGGTCAGATTTAGCTAATGACTTAATAATTAAAGATGCTTGGTCAAGAGAGACCATAGTCACTAACAATAGAGTTTCATCTCAGACAGTAATCAACGAAACAGATGGATTTGCTGATGTTTACTTGATAAAAGAAGGAGGGTTGATTACGCTTTTTACCATAATGAGAAACACAGGAGTAATGCATATGACCACTTTCGCAGCGCAAAACACAGATAAATATATCCATTTTGTAACGCTATTCTCAAGTTTAGGACTTGCTGACTTCGTGATTAAAGATATAAGCTATAACATTCAATAAAACAATATAATATGAACGAAAACTTGATGATACCAAAACAGGTGCAGGGGATTTTAGATGAAGTAGAAAACACACCACTTTATCTTGCAGAATTACCAATGGAAGCGCATCCGAAACTACCACAATTTAACCGATTTATCCGAGTGATAAACTTGGACGCCAAGAGCGAACACGAATTTGTAATGTTCGGATATAAGCAGGTTTTAAAGGACAAGGACACAGGCGAGGAAATCAATATCCAACTGCCTGCGCCTGAATGGGTGGTATATAAAGACACTTGGAGTTACCTGCGAGGAACGAAGAACGAACTTATCAATGTTCCAGTGAAAGATGAAGAGGGTAATCCTACGGCAGAAACACAGCCGATAAAGGTCAGCAGTTACAAGTATATGCTTTGGCTGATGAAGAATAATAGAGCCACGCTATTGCAGTTAATCCAAGGGTATTTGGCTGATTTTGTAAGGACTAAAAACGAAGAATTAGATAAGTTATGAAAAGTATAGGAAAGTTTATAGGTGGGCTGTTTCTGTTCCTTTTGGCGTGGTTGCTGTTTCTTCCTTTGTCGCTACTGAATTTCTTGGCAGTGGCGATAAAGTTCAAGGATTTAGGCTATTTTAAGAGTTCAGCGGTCAATTTAGACCGCTTCGGAAACTTTGAGTTTAGAACACTTTTCAATTTAACTTTAAAGAAAAAGGGAGGTTACGAGTTCGGAAACTTTGAGGAAACGATAAGTTCAGCGCTTGGGAAAAACCAACGAAACGGCACACTGACAAGGACAGGAAGAATTTTAGCGTGTATTTTAGATATGATAGAAAAAGAGCATTGCAGAAAGAGTATTAAAGAATTTAAATGATGATGAATATTAGAGAGTTTATATTGAACAATTTGGTGTTGCTGTATAAAGGCGGAGTTTTTGCGAAAATAAGCGCTTCGTTCAAGCTGTGTATGTTTCCAGCGGTGGCAGTTTCGGCATTTGAGTATTTTTCAGGGCTTTACACCACGGACTTATCGTTCCTCTATGGCGTGTTGTTCGTGTTAATGGTAGACCATGTTCTTGGGACTTACCTGCATTACTTTGTTGATAAGGATTTCACTTTTAAGGCTAATCTTTTAGGATTATTGAAAAAACTAACGGTTATTCTTTCAGGGTATTCTATGCTGTTAATCATGCACGATGCACTGGATGAAGTGGAATTTTTGGATGTCTATTTCAAAGTAATGGTAAAATTGATGGTATTGCTTTATCCTCTTGGGTCTGCTTTGGTTAATATGTCCAAAGTAACAAACGGAGCATTTCCTCCAAGTGGGCTTTTGAAGAAGATAAAGAATTTCGAGAAGACTGGCGATTTGGATAGTTTAAAACAAAAAACAGAAAGTGATGAAAACGATGAGAATTTCAAAGAATAGCACTCCCTTATTGGGGTTTGCTATGTTTTTGTTGCTGTTGGGATGTGGAGCGAGGAAAGTAAGGAAATACGAGGAAAAAGAAGAGCATAAGACCGAAATCAAAGAATCGGTAAAGAAAGATTCTGTTTCGGAAACGAAGACCGAGGAAACGGCTAATATCAAGACCCTTACGAAGTCTTTGGATTTTGCGATAAAACCAATCGGCAGCGAGCCTGTGCAGTTTAGATTTTTATATAATGGAAACATTGTAGAGGGCAGCGCTAACGGAGAAGTCTATTTCAAGGACAAAAAACAAGCAAAAGACTCTGTGGTAAAGATAATAGAGCAAGTAAGAGTAGAAGTAGAAAAGCAGGAGCAGAAGCAGGCAAAAGAACAGCACAAGCAGACAAAGGAAGAGAAACAATCAGAACGAGCAGAAAGTTGGATCATATATTTAATTCTGATTATCGTGGGAATGTTCCTCTGGGAGAGGCTGGAAAAGGTAATTGATAAATTTAAATGATATGGCAGATATAAGAAGTTTGAGACCATTTATTCTAAAATGGGAAGGAGGATTGTCAAGAGACCCGAAAGACACTGCAAGTAAGGTAAAATGTCCTACGCCTTATAAAGGAAAGACAGGCTACCACACGAACAAAGGCATAACTTATGCGGTATGGCGTTCGGTGTTTGGTTCTGATAAGGATATGCGGTTCTTAGAAATGAACGATGCTGACTGGGATATTGTAATAAAAAGGCTTTTTTGGGATAGGTGGAAAGCTGATGAGATTAAGAGCCAAGCGATTGCCAATACTTTGGTAGATTGGGTTTGGGGAAGTGGTGTTTATGGTATTAAGATACCTCAACGAATGCTTAATGTTACAGCCGATGGTGTGGTAGGGGTAAAGACCATAGAAGCGCTGAATAACGCACCAAAAGACTTTCTGCAAAGGCTCTATAAGGAAAGGGAGGATTTCCTGTATAGAATAGTAAAAAGCAATCCTACGCAAAAGGTCTTCCTCAAAGGCTGGATGAATAGAATGGCAGACTTAAAAAAGTGGAATGAAAAGTTTGCCAAGTAAAGAAAATATCCTATAATTGTAGCAGGTAGAATGCTATTTTTGGTTTATTTTTCATTATTGTTAGCAACATCTTTATAGGTGTTGCTTTTTTCTAAATAAGATTTTTGTAAAACTTTAACATTTTCACGAAACTCTGTATATCAAAGTGTTTTACAGAATGTTTTACAAAAATCACAATCTAAATAAGGGGTGGAATGTTGTATTTATGAAAATAAAGTGATAATTTCGCTCAAAAATCAATATTTTTTATGGAAAAGATGGCAACTTTAAGTAATGATTTGGTAAAATATTTAAAGGAAATAGAATGCCAATCCAAGACCAAACAGATTGAAGGGTATTTTCCTGTGGATGCTGTCATTGACGCTTTTACAAAAGGAGAAATAAGCGGGGCAGAAAAAGCAAGAAAAGACTTCAAAGATTTAAGAAATTCCTTTGTTAGAAAATCTACACAGATGTTCTTGTATGGAAATGATTTGTTAAAAAACATGGAAGAAAAAGGACATAATATAAGTGGATTTTACATCAATCCTTTTCATTTTAAAATTATATTTACTACTCCTATTGAAAACACTTATAATGAAGATTTTATAGATGATTTCTATGAGCAATCATATAGTTTTCAAGATAAATTCAGAGATGAGTTTAAGAGTGGAATACATTTCATGTTTATGAAGAATGTAGATATAAATGAGGGTGAGCTGGCAATAGATGGATTTGTAAAAGTTGATAATAATGAGGCATAAAACACAGGCTGAACGAAATAAAAAATTATCTAACCTTTTATACGAGGGAAAAGAGTATTTAGATTGGTCTTGTATTACTGCTTTTTATTCAGCATTACACTTTGTAAGTTGTGGTATTTTACCAAGAAAGTATAATGGGAAACAATGTGATACAGTGGAAGATGCTATGAATAGTTTGAATGCAAGAAACAAACATGAAGCAACTTCTTACATGGTTAGGTTAGTATATCCCAATATAGCAAAGGACTATGATTTTTTAAAGGATTTAAGTTATACTGCTAGATATAATAATGGAGATGTTGATATAAATATATCAAAGCTTTGTCAAAAAAAATTAAAGAAAATACAAGAGGAAGTATTTCCATAGTAATATTTTTTTTGTATATTTGCAAAACAAAGCAGGACATTTGGCAATCTTCAGATACCAAATTGTCTCTTAAACTATAATTTTTCAAGAAGTCTTGCCCTAGGAAAGTATAGACTTCTTTTTTTGTATATTTGCAACACACAAAGATAGAGTTTTCACTCTTGAACAATTAAACAGAAGCAGTATCCGATTAAAGATACTGCTTTTCTATTCAAAAACAGCATCTATTATCTTTCTGTGAACCTCATCTTTTATGTGGTTAGGGAATTTGCCCTCATAGATAGAGTGAACATCGCCTCTTGCATGTCCTGTTAGTTCCATTAAAACATCACGATTTAACAGCAGTTCCTTGCCGATATTGATAAAGGTATATCGTGCTGATTTGGAAGAGAAATAAGAGGTTACGCCTATTTCTTCCAGTTGTTTCCTGTATCTTTTAGTGAAATTGCCTCTAACAGTGTTAATGTTTTGAGACTTGAATATATCTGTGATATAGTCGCCCTCCTGCAATTCCTTTATAAGAACTTCGGCTTCTGGGAATATAAAGTTGTTTATCACTTCGTTTGTTCCTCCCTTAAACCGAGTGAATTTTACCCTGTTTCCTACTATATGTTCTTTTTTAAGGCTTGCCAAATCTATAAAGTCTATTCCTCCAAGAAGAAACATCAGAAGAAAATACTTGTCATATTTAGTTTTATCCTGTTTGTTTTTTATCAGCTTGATTTCATCAATGGTCAGGTATTTATCCTTGGTAGGCTCTGGCTTCTCCATTATCTTATTGAATGGACTAATATAAGTGTCAGGGATATATCGCCCACGCTTAATTCCCTCGTTATAAATGGCTCTTATGTTTTTAAGGTAAGAGTTTATTCCGTTATTTGAGCAAGTTCCTTTTTTGAACAGCTTAAAGCCGTTGAGGAAATTATAGTCTATTTCCGAAAAGGTTAAAGACTTTCTATAATCCCTGAAAACATTTAAAGTTGATTGCTGGATGCTTCGTGTTCCTTTGTTTGTTATTTCTTCTATCCTTTCCTCCCAAAATCTATAAAAGTCATCATCCTTGCCGTTGAGATATTCAAAGATTTGCTGGGCGGTCATCCTTTGGCGCTGGTTGAGTAAATCATTTATCTTTTGTTTTGTTTCTAAAATGTAACTCATTATACCGATGTATAGTGGATGTGATTTTTTAGGCTCTTCTTTTTTGAAATCCCAATTTTCAAGGGTAGAGAAAAAACCTGAAAAACGATAAAGCCTGTCGGTTTTGCTAATATATATAGACAGCACAAGAGGGAAGCCTTCTTTTTTATTTTTGCTGGTGTCAAGCTTTAAATTGATTTTCAT